GATCAGGGTATCGCCATTACTGAATAAATCGCTACCTGAGTCGCCTTGGATAGTGAAATCACCTGAAGGTGGACTACTCCACACGGTTTGACCTGAACCGTCTGTCTTTAAATATTGTCCGTTTGTACCGGACGTTTGAGGCCAAGATTGACCATCTAGAACAATAGAACCTGAACCATTTGGTGCAATGTTTACGTTACCGTTTAGGTTTGTTGAGCTAATCGTGTTAGCATCAATTTCAATGTTGTCTACTTTGAGGTTGTCAATCTTACCGTTGGCATCAACGATGATCGCAGATGAAGGTGTAACTGTACCGGGAGTATGATCGAGTTTATCTGTAAAGTATTTACCGCCGATAACAACGTGGTTAACTGCATTACCTGCAGTCTCTGTACCCATACCTACGTATAGACGATCACCACCGTTACTACCGTTATCTGGTAACGCAGAATAGGCTAATTCACCTTGACCAAGAGTAGAAGGATTACCTGCTACATCTGAGCGTTTAATTCTTACGATAGAAGCCATAATTTTCCTTAATTAATAGTGTCCAGATTCGATGTTCTGGTTTGTTAGTTCTTTTGTGGCTACCCATTTTTGAGTTAAACTTGAGTAGATCAGTACCGAACCATCTGATTTGTTTGATACATTGACATCCAAAGCTTCATCAATCTTTTGAATACCAGATGCACCGTCTGCACCGGGTGGACCTTGCTCGGCTGTAGTAATAACTGTAACTTCACCGGGAGTTTCAACTAAAACAGTATCTTGAGAATCGTCTACAATTATTGTATCATATTGTGTTTCTACAATAACGTCTGTTGTCATCGTGTCACCTCTGGTGCTGCAGTTAAGCAGCCTTCGATAACTCTAGTAACCGTTTGATCAGTAAAGATGACTTCCAAGTCATAAACTGCACTGGTAAAAGTATATGCACTGGATACTGCAGCAGGAATGACAATTTTAAACTTACCGTTTAGAGGTTCATGAATTACAATTTTACCATTCTCTGTACTAAGATTATCTAATACGGTAGTGTCATTTACAGCTTTTCTAAGTTGCATTCTAGCAGTACAACCAGTAAGATTAACCGCTGCTGTTGGAATGCCTGTTTTCCATTGGATAATTTTTACAAAAGTCGAACCTTTGTAGACTTCCAAATCAATGTGTGCTGGTTGCATTTATTGTTCCTATTATAGATTAATCTGACTTACACGTAAGGTAGCAGAGGGTGTAGATGGTGCAAAGGAGGTGGAAGCAGGGGCATTGATTGATACTGCAATATCTGTTGCAGCGTACATTAACTCAAAATAATCACCAGCTTGCATACTTATAGAAAAACTCCAAGAAGGTACAACCTCAATGCCGTTACCCACCAATGTAATCTTAGAATTACTCTTTGGAACATCTACACCATTTTTCCTAGTCCATATGTATATGTTCTTTTGAGAGGAATTTGAAGATGTTAATTGTAATCTGAAATCAAAAGAGTATAAACCTGAATATTGTGTAGTAACTTTACTTGAGTTATTTATGATAACACCACTTGAAATTTCTGTAGTTTCAAAATGCACAGCATAAGGTGTATTAATTAGCGCAGGTGCTTGTGTAGCTGAACTTGAAAAAGTACCATAAAACAATCTAGGGAAAATTGTAGGTCTTACTAAAATTCTACCTTGTGTAGAGTCAACCTTTAATACTGCAGCTACTGAAATAACTAAGTTTGGTGCAGTGGGTTGAACTTTGGTGTATTTACCTGCTTGCAAAGGGTGTACATAAAGTAAATCACCAATTTGCCATGATTCTCCTACAGAAGCACCTGTAGTATCAATATTGCGCACTTTACCAAAGACTGTTGCTCGTCCACGTTGACCGGGAAGAATACTATTGGTAAGAACACCAATTAAATACAACGGTGGTGTGCTACCGTCTGCGACCAAAGGCATTGCTTGTGGAATTTCGTCTAGGGAGACACCTGAGAATCTTACAACAGAACCATTTGTCAAGGTTTGATCTGTTGCGTTGATAACTTCAATGTATTGCTCAAGACCTACCTGCAATATAGAACCATCAGATTGTACAATATCTAAACAATCTTCAAATTCATTCCAAGTCATCATACCGGGAAGATAATCTTCTGCGGTATAATTTGCAGTAGTGTTCATTTGAATATGATCAAATACAGGATTTACACTTACACCAATTCTTTGATCAATGTGCTGTTCTACTGCTTTACCTTTAGTAACTACTCGTCTACCATCGGACATTAGAATAACAAGTCTACCTTCTGCATCAAACTCTGCAGCTTTTACTGTAGGTACTTCAATTGGGATTTCAGCTTTAGATACAACCTCAAATGGATTTGTGTAACTTCTAAGGGATTCTACATGCGAAGGCTTCTTAGGTGCTTTTACTTTTGCAGGTTGATTTTTACGTTCTTCTATTTTTACTGCGTTTGTTCCAGCAAAGATTGATTCTTCTTTTGAGAAACCTTTGTCAAGAGAAGCATTGGCTGTCTTTACAAATAACTCCTTTAGTTTTAAAGACTTACTCTTTATTGATTCTGGCACGTTATCTGTAGACCATTGCATATTCTCTCCTTTTAAAACAACAATAACCCTGAGATTAACTCAGGGTATTTGTAGACTATTATATCATAGAATTAAGATTAATTCAAGTAAGATTTAAAACGAATACTATTATAAGCAGCTTTAGATAGTTTACCACCTTCTGCAGTGTTCCATCCCGTGTATTCAAACGGACGAAATATCTTTTCAATCTCATACGCTTTGTTTACATCACATACACACAAGCGAGTTCTTACAATCGCATCTAACCCGTATTGTGCAAAAGCTAAATGCAACGGATTGTAAGGATTGTAAGAACTGCTGAATTTCTGACAGTGCTCTTTGAAGCGAATATCGATTAATCGAGTAGTCACACCAACGTATCCTTGTGTGAAAACGTCAGTGTGATCTTTTAGGTGCAACCAGTAAACTGCAGCTACTTTTTCAGGTTCACGCTGCAAGAGCTTTGTCTCGCAAAACTCGTCACGCAGCATTCTCTAAGTTACCAGAACTGGTATCTGCACCAGATGGAGAAGTTGCTGTACCTTCACCTGCAGTTTTAAAACCATCGCCACTTCGAGAGGTCATCTCAGGTAGATAATCTTTATTAGGCTCTGCATCATCAGGTAGTGCATCTACACCAATAGAATCACGTACTCTATTTAGAACAGCACGATCAACTTCAAGAACTGACGTACTAGCGAAACGCTGAACAGCTTTGGAGAATGCTTCTAGGTCTTCGATCTCTAGGTTGTCAAAGTCCATGTGACCCATGCGAGAGGTATCCCAACCATTTAACTCGTAAGTTTGCTTGATCAAATCATCGTTAATTACATCACGAATCTTTTTAAGCATCGCTTCTGCAGCAGTAGCAGATAAGGAGTTTTTAACTTGACCTAAAGCGTTAGAGCCACCACCAGATTGACCTAGAACAAGAATATCAGCAAATAGCGCAGTCAAGATTAAGTTCTTGTAGTATTCTTTAATCTTGGAGGTATCCATTGCCTTACTACCGTTTAGAGATAGTAACTCAAGTTCAAACAGAGGTTGCTTTGTGTCAGGATCGTGTGCTTGTGGTAGGATCAAAGCAGACTGTTGATTCAACTGCAAATTACGCATTACGTTTTCATAGTAAGCGCGAATTGCTTTTTGATCTGGAGAAGCATCTGAAGAGAGATATTGAGGTGGCAACTTCAGTACTGGTAAACCAGCTAAATCTTTGGCTACACCGTTAGCTTCGATCTCTTCAATAACACTTAGGAACCGCCAAGCTAGGTATGCATCACGAAGCATGGATTTACCAAAAGGATCGCCTTTATGTTTACCTGCACGAAACAGCATGATCTTGCTACGAGGTAAAATTACTTCGTTATTTGTTCGACTTGAGTAACGATTGTATACATCAGAAATAGCTGAAAGGTTTTGTTTTACACCTTTGACTTCATTACCGTCTTCGCTGAAGATAAACTTTTCGATTGTCTCTTGATTGCGAATAGGTAGCTTTTTCCAACCGATGATACCGTCATCGTATTTAGAACCATTAGATTTTAAGCGTCTGCGGTATACTTTTTCATGCACAGAAAACCCATACATATTGGCAGACATTGCATCACAAATAAATTCACTCCAAGTTTGATCTGTCAAGTCTTGCATCATTTCGTTAACGATCTTAGCTTGCTTTAGTTCTTCTGGAGTAGCGTCATTAGTGGGTTTAAATTTCCAGTCTGCCTTACCAACGATATTTTCAAACAGTGTCAACGCAGAGTTAATCGTAGCGTGATAAGACATTTGCTTGTAGGTGTTTACGTTATTGGGAAAGTTTAATTCTCTTTTGAGTTCATCGTTAGAGACACCGTTGAAGACGTTTAAACCAAGATAACCTGATTCACTTAACTTGAAACGATCTGGCGTATCATCTACGGCTTTTAGTACTGAGTTATTTTGTGATTTACGCGCCATTAATGGCTCCTTTAATTATGAAACTAATGAACTTTGAAATGTAGGAATATTGGAGCCTGTGATGCTTCCATCGAAAGGGTTACTACCTGTAAAATCTGGTAGTGAAAATACTGGTAGCTGAGTATCTTTATTTAACAACAGCATTGCATCTGAGCAGCAATCAACTTGGTCATCTTTCTTTTTAGGATCACCATCGAACACTTCTAGTTCATCAAAGAAATCTTTATTCCAGTTAGCTTTTACTACGTTTACGAATCCAGCTTGTGCTATACTTGAGAAAGGAGCAAAACGAGTAATCTTAGACTTAACAGGTTTTGTTAGTCTTACGTGAAAACCCATTTCAGCTAACTTGCGCTGTAAATCTTTAGCGTAAGCTCCAGCGGCTGCAGCAGGGTCCAATGGAATACTGATAGTTACGTCTTGACCGTCACGAAGAGCAGTTTCGAAAACCAGCTTTTCTACCTCGTGTACTCTGTCGCGCAAAGATACTACATCTTCTACTGTGTAAAGATTGTTCGGGTCTTTAGAGATTAGAACACCTCGTGACCAGTCAGGATTAGGATATTGCTCTGAGGGTTTACTAAACGCAAAGTCCCAAGCTCTAATTCTTTTTCTAGCTCTACCGTTCGCATGATCTACAAGACCGACCCACTCGCGTTTAAACAGACCAGCGGACTCTTGACGAGCAAACCATGAGCCATCAAGTAGTCTTTCTTTCTCTACGCGAGGAAGGGACATCAATCGGCTGATATAATCTGGTTGTGCTTTAAGTAGTGGAGGGTTATCACGGCAGGTTGCACCAATGAATGTAAACGATGAAATACCGGACTCATCTCCTGCACCATGTGCTGCTTCAGCTTCGGCTAAACTGTTATACCAAAGCATAGTGTTGCCTTGACGAAAGAAATAACGTTTATGCCCTGTTTTTTCAGGGAGTGGAATACCCGTGTTTGGGTCTAGATAGTAATCTTCTAACCAAGCTCTTAAAAATGAATTGTAGTCGGGGTTCGTCATTAAAAACATCTGCGGTTTATAATCTACGTAAGCATTACGCATACGAGATAGCAAATAAACGACCATCTCTTCTTCAAAGTCTGTTGCTTCGTCAAAGATTACCAACGAGTATTGACCACCTTTGTGATCCAAGGCGTTGGTTGCATGTTGCATGTGACTAAATTTAAGTAATGCACCATTTGGGAAAATTAACTCAAGCTCTCTAGATCGAATCCTAAGATTAGGGTAAATACTAGTGTACAAATGCACAGCTTCATGCCAGATTGATCCGGGAGCAGTTAGCATCTTAGAAGTTCTACGAAAGATAACTCCAGTTGCTCTGGGATTTTGCATAAATTTAAGTGCAATAAGAAGAGCAGTATAAGTTTTACCAGAACCTGCAGCACCCCCTGCTAAAGTAATCGTTGCATCGCTGTTTAAAAATAACTCTTGCTTTTTACTTGCTGGTCCGATAATTATTTGTTCACTCATACTTATTACTTTTCCTTAAGTTTTCTTCTGCGGTCAATATTTGAAGATTCCAAGGAACGTGCAAACCGCAAACATCAATGCCTTGAATTGGTACAATGTGATCTACGTGATGTTCTACACCCGCTACATTAGATATTTCCTGCCTTCTTGCGTAAATGTCTTTTATTTCAGACAGCATTTCAGCAGTTAACCAGTTAGGTGTAGCCTCTTTTAATCTATACTCTCTTTTATAAAAGTTAAATAGATATGTTGATTTGTTCTTTTGATAGTGCTCCCTACGAGAAGCTTTTTCTTTTTCGTGGTTATCTAAATAATACTTTGAAAGTCGCGCACGATTTTCTTCATGCTTTTCGTAATATCTCTGACTATTCGTTTTACTATGACAGTCTTTACAGTGCGATTGATGACCATCTTTAGATGTTTTCGCTTTGTAAAATTCAGATAAGTCTTTCTCTTGATTACAACGTTTGCAATTCTTCATTTCATTCTCCAATGAAACTCACAATAAACAATCAGCAGGACGGTGAGTAATCGTCTTTTCGGTGGGCCAACCTAGCTGTTGTATAAAATCAATCTTCGTTAACAACTTTCAAGCTAAAAATTGCTGCATTATTTTGCTGCACTTCCACGCCAGCTTCATCGGCTTGCTCTTCGCCATCGTACATGTCCAAGGTTAATCTGCGATAGTTATCCAAAAGGATAGTTGCAGCTTTTAACTGGTTTTGGTGACTGGCTTCTGCGTTCTTCATGATGTTAGCCGCTTGCACAATAGCTTCAGCTACGTGAGGTTTGATCTTACGTAGTAGCATGACTAATTCACGCTCTTTTAGCTCACGGTTAGTTGGTTTATCCGAAGTGTCTGACCGTTTAGGACGACCGTTTGGATTACCTGATTTACCTTTTTCGAACATATATTCTCCTGTGTTAGTTCGGGTTACGACTCCCGAGTAGCCTTTTCGTATCTACCGCAGATGAGTACGCTGTATCCTTTGCGTAAGCACTTGGCGGTGCTTACCCGAAGCTTCTAAACTCCGTGTTACCACGCAACAGATTCGTGGGACGCCTAAAACCGAGGCTACTTCGGACCCTAAGGTAGAGTTCTTTAATGTAAGTGTGCGTTTTAACTTATAGCGTAAGTCGCACCCCTTGCTACTTGCCGTAATAGCATAAGCTATCTCTCGAACGGTTTATGGTGGATACTTATGGTAACGATCCATACGAGCCATGTGGCGCTGGTTTTACAGACCAGACCGT